TAAAGGAGTACATAGATGAACAAAGACCTTTTGAAAACATTTAAATCAGAAGAAGATTTAAGACACTATTTGAAAGTAAATGGAATGAGCGGAAAAGCTTTAGATAAATGGGTAAATGAGTGGAAAAACCCCTCTCCTAAAGATTTTAGTACAAAAACTGTTAAAACAACTATGATCAGTACAAGTGAAGATGAAACTGTGGAAAGCAAAAACGAGAATTAAAGGAGATTTTTCTTTTGTTAATTCTTTAATATATCGCGATCATACAGATTATGATTTAAAAGGTGTTGTCGATGCTATTTCTGTAAAAAGTGCTACAGGAAGTGTCTATGATTTTTATAGGGATAGTCTTTTAGAAAACCCAATAAATTTTAAATATACAAAATTGTATCATCAATTTAAGGTTAAAAAACTTATAGATTCTTTTGAACTAGAAAAAACTAGAATCAGAATACATCGACAACTTCCTACTTATCAAACAAAATTACATGTAGACGAGCAAAATACTAAAGTTAAAACTAAAGAAGACGTTAGGCTTAGAATCTTTACTGCTTTAACTTCTTCTAAAGATTTCATATATGAATTTAAATCTGGAAAAGATTATTGCATACATAGTTTAAAACAGGGAGAGAGTCTTGTTTTTGACCCAGATGAAGTAGAGCACGGAACAAAAAATCTATCAGAAACAGAAATTAGATATTCTTTAGTACAGATAGTAAAACCAAATGATTGGTTAAAATCATTTATAAATAATAAACAAGAAATTATATTGTGATATGAATATAGATTTTGGAACAGCTTTTCATAAACCAAATGGAAATGCAACAAAAGTAACTTTAAATGAATTTAGAGATATTTTATATCTACATATAAGAGAGTATTCTATGGATGGAGATACTGGACACTGGTTTCCTACTAAAACAGGATATGCTTTTCCAGCTGACGAAATATCATCACTAATCTCTTTACTTGAAAAAGCAGAAGAGATTATTAATAATCGTTATAAACACTCCTATCAGTTAGAATTTAACTTTGGAGAAGAGTATGAGTATTAAAGCCTGGAGCAATGAACAGGAAGATGAATTAATTTTATTATATACTATTGAGGGTAAAAAAGATGTACATAATCTTGCCAACCACTTTGGAAAAGGGTATCGTAGTGTTATAAGTAAATTAGTTCAATTAAAAATTTACGAAAAACCAGAATTAGAAGAAGAGAATAAAGGTCAAACAGTAAAAGTTATGTTAAGAGATCTTGAAGAACTTTTAGAAATTCAAATTCAAGGTACAAACCTTAATAAAAAAGAAAATTTAAACGCATTACTTAACGCAGTAAAGGTAAAAATTAATAATGCCTAAGTATAATTATATGTATGGAAAAGAAGCGTTTGATTATGATAGAGAAAAAGAAGATTGGGATTCTTTTCTAGTAAGAAAAGAATCTGAAAGAAAAAGTATGAAAACCACTAATGAAGTTTATCCTGTCAGGGAAGACGTACCGGCTGATCTTTGGGGTAAACCCATAGCAAAATCAAAAGTGCAAGGTCCTATTGGAGCAGCCGCATTAAGCGAAAAATCTATCACACAGAGCGAACACTCAAGCACGGCAGATGCTGTAAATCACCCCCCACACTATAATAAAGGTATTGAAACTACAAAATACATAAAATCTTGGGATATGAATTGGAATCAAGCTAATGTAATTAAGTATGTTTCTCGTTACAATTTAAAAAATAAGCATGATGTAAATCTTCAAATACAAGATTTACAAAAAGCTCGTTGGTATTTAGAAGATTTAATTAAAGAGTTGGAAAAGCAAAATCCTTATTAAATGGAAAAAATTGAATCTCTTATAGACAAATTAACAATTACATGGTACCCTTCTTTTAATTGTAATTTCTCTTGTGCGTATTGTGCTTCTAGACTTCATCAAAAAAATGCTTATCCCCCTTCCTTACAAGATTTAAAAAAAATATTTAATGCTTTAAAAGCATTTTTTCCTAAAGATAGAAATACAAATATTTGGTTTTCTGGTGGAGAGCCTTCTCAAATTTCTCATCTACCTGATTTTGTAAATTTAATAAAAAAAGATAACAATATTGAAATTGGTTTAAATTCAAACGGTTCGGCATCTTTTGAATATTATGATAATCTTTTTCAAAATATAGATTTAGCTAATTTTTCTGTGCATTTTGATTTTATAAATTATAGAGCATATTTTAAAAAGTTAATACGCCTATATGAAAAGTATGAACAGAAAATATCATTTTCTGTCATGGTAGATAAAAGATATTTTGATGATGTAAAAAAAACCTGTACTTTATTTAAAAAATATAATATTAATCACAGTGTTATTAAAATAAACGGAAGAAAAGGTTCTTTTAATCAATATTCTGATGAAGAATTAGATTTCATTAACCAGTATAAAAATGTTGGGCGTAATAATACTGTAAAAGTTAATGGTAAAAACTATACTGATTATACATTTAAAAACTTATTTACTTCTTACAATAATTTTAAAGATTGGAAATGTTATGTACCCCAACATAATTTATATGTAGCAGGATCTAAACTTTATGCAGGTATATGCAAAATAAAATACTATGGTGATTTACTAGAAGATGTTATTAAACCAATAGATAGCTATGTTATTTGTGATGGTAGGAGCTGCCAGTGTATTGGAGATCTAAGAGCGTCAAAAGAAAAGGTTGTTGAAAATAAAATCCCTATTAATTTTTAAAAAAATTCTTGCTAATGCCCTTTAAATCTGCTATTATTAAACTTCATTAAAGAGGGTTGATGATGAACTACACCGAGCTGAAGAACTTCGTTCTTGAACATTCCCACAAATATTATGATTTATCAGCGCCAAGCATCTCCGATGCTGAGTGGGATAAGGCTTATGACAAGCTTGAAGCAATGGAACAAGCGCAAGGATGGAAAGACTCGGATTCCCCTACTTTAAAAGTGGGCGGAGCTTCTGGTAAGATACGTCACCCGTATGCCCTTTATTCACTAAGAAAAGTATATGACAAAAGCGAAATTGAGGAGTGGATGGATGTTCGCACGCCAAAAATTGATGGAACTAATCTTACTCTTATTTACAAGCGTGGAAAACTCCATTTGGCGCTCACTCGCGGGAATGGAGATCGAGGCGATGATGTTACCGCGCTCGCACAAGAAATCAGCAACATTCCAAAGCGAATCTCTACCGACCATTTGCACGTAGTTATCAATGGCGAATGTGTTACAAATAATAATGTTGAAAACTTTCGCAATTATGTTAGCGGCGCGCTAGGGCTAAAATCTCCTAAAGAATTTCGTGAAAGATCTATTCAGTTTATTGCTCACGATATTCTATCTTGGAATATGAGCTATCTCAACAAGATAGAAATTCTTAAGAATATGAACTTTTTTACAGTATTAGATGACGAAGCGTGGGAATATCCTTGTGATGGCGTTGTCTATCGTTGTAACGATTGGCATCGTTGTAATGATTTAGGATATACTTCTAAATATCCTCGTTTTGCAGTAGCGCTTAAAACTCGGGAAATTCAAACAGCGATTACCACGCTACAAGAAGTTATTTGGACAGTTGGAAGAACCGGAACAGTTAATCCAACAGGAGTAGTCTCTCCTGTTATTCTTGACGACGCTACTATTTCTCGCGTCACACTACACAATATTGAACAGATTGAAATGCACAATCTTGGGCTAGGAGACAGTATTGAGATTGAGCGGGCGGGCGGAGTTATTCCTAAATTTCTTCGTGTGATTGAGCACTCTGCACACAATCTAAAAATTAATCAACGACACGCAGAATTGGCTATTAAAGAAGCAGTAGTACGTCATGGTCCCCGACTCAGGGTAAAGTCAGGGCAAGGCTCATCACTAAAATTGCTTGAACATTTTATCGCAACTCTAAAAATTAAAGGGTTAGGTCCAGCATCTATCAAAAAGCTAGGACTAACCCATCCAATAGATCTATTTGAAGAACAACCGTGGCATAAACTTGGAGTAAACGGAGAAAAGATTGAAGAAGAGCTTGAACGAGCTAAGCTACAACCGTATTCTA